AGTCCTGAAATAAACGGATTTGTAGAATATAAAAAAGAGACCTTCAAAATAAATAATTATGAAGATCTCACTCAGTTAATGGAAAAAGTAAATAAGGAATGTTAACCTATGTTAACCTTTTGATTCAAATTCTAATATCCCTCTCTCTACTGTTCCCATTCTACTGTCCATACTAGTCATGGTGCTATCTATATTTTCTAAATAGCGGTTATACCTGGTGTTTGATGCTATTTCGCTAAGGTGTTTAAGAGATTGAGCATTTATATTTAAACTCTGTCTTAAATCCAATCTTACAGCGTTCATGTAACCTGCCAATAAGTCGGCTGTATCTTCTGTTATATTGGTAATAGCCCCTTGAAGTCCTGACCTTTGGCCTGTGGTGTCTCCAAATACATCAAAGCCATTGTTTGCGGCTATATCCCGCGCATCTGCAAGCTCTTGGTTAAATATATCCGTTAAATCTTTTGCCTCGCTAAAAAACCGTGCGAAATCATCCTGCCAAGTTCCATCACCTCCAGAATCAAAAGAAGCTGACATTTGTTCTTGTAGTTTTCTGAACTGCTCTGAAAATATTTCATCGAAAATAAGTTGCGCCAATACATCCTGTAATACGGTTGAAATAGTATCTCCCATCGCTACTGCGGCATCTTCTCCACTTTGGAATGCTTCTACTAATGAGTTTCTAAGGTTATCACCTAAACCCCCTGCAAGATCATCTACAACCCCGGCGATTTGTTCCCTTGCTTTTTCGATTTGCTCTTGCCAGTCAATAGTATCTTGAAGTAAATCTTTTGTGGCATCATTTACTAAATTTTGTTCTAATAAAGTATTAGCTAGTTCAAGGTTAACAGACCGTATGCCGTCCTCTGAGGTCCTTATTAAATCAGGCCATTCTGTTAAAAGGTCCGTGAAGGTGTCTTTTTTCTTTTTACCTGCAAAAACAGCTATCAAACCACCTACAGCGGCTCCAATGACTGTTCCAATAACAGGAACTACAGAACCTATTGCAGCACCCGCTAAGATCGCTGCTCCTGCTCCTATCGCTGCTCCTGCTCCTGCACCGGTTAAAACAGAACTTGCATCAACTACATTGTTTTGCCCTGACTTAGCCCGTCCGTCCTGTAATGCATTTAAACTCTCTGAATAACCCGTATTTGCCTTATCTAGTGCTTCAAGACCTTTCTCTATCTTGTTTATGTAGTCCGTTGTAAAAACGTTGTCTGTGGAGCTTTCCTGTGTTCTTACTTGCTCGTTTAATAATCGGTTGTACTCTTTTTGTTGGGATATTACTGAGTTATAATAATCGGCTTCTGCGGCTTTCCTTCTGGCCGCTGAACTTATAATGACATCGGCAAGGGTAATAGCCCCGTTTACCATGGAGGTGATCGCTTCATCTTTTGAGGCGTTCCCTTTAATCATTTTAAACAAGCCTTCCAATTCATTCCCTACATTTTGCAAACCATCTATAAGGTCTGCCATTCCATCAGCGCCTAAATCCCTGAGGCTGCCTGATAGTTGTCCTAAGTTGGCCGATATTTCTGAGATGTGTTTTTGCCAGATAGCCTGATTTGCGTCTGATATTTTACCAAGGATTTCTATTTCTTCATCAGATCCTTTTTTAACGGTTTCAAGACGTTTTTTCCAGTAATCGATATATCCCCTCAAACTCTCAAAGGTCATTTCCGATAAGGCACGGGTTACATCGCTGTATAAATCTTCTTCCTCTGATAATCCTGCTCTAGCGGCTTCACCCCGCTTTTCCCAACTTTTAATCGACTCCTCTAAAGCACCTCTATCTTCATCACTCGCTTCTATCCAACGTTGCCTTAAATCATCTATAGTGCCTTGAATGAATTTTATAGAACTTGTATTTACCTCAAAATCTATAACGATCGGGGCCGTTGTAAGGTTTCCAACACTACTTACTTTATCCCTTCCTTTTAAATCCAATCCCGCTGATTCTGCGGCTGCGGCTATCGCTTGTTGACGTGCTGCGGATGTGGTTTCCTGTAATTGTTTTTGCAGGAATTCACCGTAACTTGTGCCTAACTCCATCAGGCTGGCAAACTGTGATTGCGCTGCGGCTTGCCCGATTTGGTTTACTACTGCCTGATATGCCTCGTATTGTTTTTTGCGGTCATCTAAAGACTTAGCGAATGCTTCCGGGTCAGGGTCTCCGGTTGGAGTGGGTGCATCGATATTCAGTAACCTGAAACGTTCCTCAGCATATTTCTTTATTTCCTCTGATTCGTTATCTAAAAACGGTTTTAAGGATTTTATATCTTTGGTTAAATCTATTTCCGCAAAAACACCAACGATCTGATCCCGTTGTTTTACAGCTTCAACAATCTTGGGAAATTCGTATTTTCTAAAAGGGTTTAAGAGTTCTTTGGAATTTATTTTCTCAATTTGCAAAACAATTTCCTTATAACCATCCGCATTATCATACGTACTCCGCTTTACATTTTCGTTATTTTCATTGGCTTTTTCAAGTTCTTTATTAGCATCGTACAAAAGCCGTGCATAATCACTGACTGAATTTTTAGCTTCACTTAAATTAGCCAACAATCTACCACCTTCGCCAAAAGGACTTTTTGTTTTTAACTTGCTGTAGATCTCCTGATAAATCTTACCAATATCATCATTATTGCTAAAATTCAAGGCTATGTCATTATTGGCAGCGTAATCTTTGATTTCCTCTATAATGCCAAAGAACCTTGTTTTTTGGTCGTCCTGGGCTTTCTTATATTCGTCAAATTTGATTTGTGCTTCTTCTTTTTTCTGCCCGGCTCCTGAAATCCTGATCCTTCTTTCTTGCTCGTCATTAATCAACTTCAAAGCGCCTGCAACTTTTTTTAACGTTCCTTCAAGGTTGTCATTGTTTACTTTATCTATAACAAGGCTTTCAAGGTATTCGGGGTATTGCTCTTTGAGTTGTCTTAGTATTTCCAACTTCTCGTTAAAAGGCGTATTTACATCCTCTAAACTGGTTTTTAATACATTGTATTCGTTTGCTTGTTTGCGTATTGTAGCAGTAACTTTTTCGGTATCATTTATTGCCCTATTCATCAACTTGGCAATTCCGCTGGAAACACTTACCATGGTGTTCCCGATATCTTCTGTAGTAGCTTTAATCCTATTCCCTAAGATAGCCCACTCGTTTTCATTGGAGGCCGCCATAGATTTAAAGGCTTTCTCCGCAGCCCCCGCAGAATGTCCCAACTGTTCCAGGTCTTTTGCTGCACTCTCGGCATTAGGTCCAGCAATACCAAGGATGGCGCTCATGGCCTCCATCCTTCCGGTCAGTTTTTTTAATTCTGTTTGGCTTCCCCCTGCCTTATCATAGATGGCCTGAAATGCGTTTTGCAGGGTCATAGATTTTGCTGCACCGTCCCCCAATACTTCTGAGACCGATTCTATCCCTGAGCGTATTTGGGTCATTGCCTGAGCAGTTGGCACACCTTGTTTTGTCAGGGATGCAACGGCTGCCAAAAGTTCCTGATAGGAGAACCCGGTTGCGGCTGCCAGCGGTGCGGCCTGTGATAAGGTCGCTGATAACTGCTCAAAGGTAGTTTTACCCAACTTAACCGTGGTAAACATCGCATCGGCAACCTGATCGGCTTCCTGAGCGTTCAACTTAAATGCGTTTAAGGTAGTGGTGATCCCATCGGCTGCGGTCTCTGTGGATGTGACCCCTGCGGTTGCGGCTTTGGATGCTGTTTCAAGTAATCGCATTCCGGCTGCACCATCATACCCCGCTGAAACGATCTGGTAATATGCCTTGGCTAACTTGGCAGGGCCATCAGGCGAATTCTTGGAAAGCGCGAATACCTCCGCTGAAATACCTTTGAAATTGTCCTGAGTGGCCTGAGAGATAGTCTCCACTTCCTTCATTGCGGTCTCGAATTCCCGCATCATCTTGAATGCTGAATTTGCAATGGTGGCAAATGCTGCGGCTGCACCTATGGAAAGTGCAAGGAAAGGGTTTATTCCCGCTATGGATTGGCCTAACTGAGAAACGATCCCAACGGCATCTTTAGCGCCTGATTGCAGGCCGCTGTTATCCATTCCCGTTGCGAAATACAGTGAATTATCTCCTTTTACAGACATCTTCTAAATTTTAGTGTAAATTACTTTCAATTACCGGGAAAGGGTTGTAAATCAAAGGCTGATATGCGTAGTTACTATAATTTACGTGCAGGTTATAATCTAAAAAAAATATATTAAAATACTTCCCGGTTAGGAGTAATTTAAATTACTTTTTAACCCACAAAATGAGATTTTAACTAATCTTCTTTATCTTTTTTAAGATCCTTCAAAAGCTCCATCTCTATCATCAAAGATTCATTTTCACTATAAAACTCTTTATTTAAGGTGAAAACAATATATCTGTCTAAAGGGTCATCTCCAGGATTTTTAATTAAGACCGTAAAAGCTTCCCTGAGGTACTTAATGCGAGCTTGAATATCTTTCTTCTCTAATGTTTTGTTTTGCTCTAATTCGTTAGTCTGTAAAGCGTAATCACAAAGTTTTCTTTTTACTAAAGTTTCCATAATTTAATATTTATTGTTTGGACGAGGGTTCTGTTCCTAAATTGGACGAGGGTTCTGTTTTTGATTTATTCGCTTTTACATACAGGTTAAGAAATTAATAAACCTCATCTACAAACACGTATTGACTGTTACAAAACCTTATTTAGATACGTGTTAAATTTATTTTAGTCTTGCCTAAATCAGTTAGCTGATATTGCCATTAATTGAAAAAGATTGAAATCCAATTAATCAATTATCCTTTTTTACTACTATTTTCAGCTATAAAGGTGCATAATTCGGTGCATATTTTATTTCCTTCTCACAATAGCCCTATTCATAAGGGGTTTCAAGCTGGGTTCGAGTCCTTTTAAGACTATTGCATCATCTTTGTAGATGTTGAAGGATATCGAAGCATAATTTATAGTTCCCTTTTTTATGGTTTCGGAAAACTCCGGTTCTTCTTTACATAAGGGCTGCAAACTTTCTCTCATGCGCGCGTGCGTACTGGTCGGAAAACATTTAATTTCTACCATTATCAGGTAACTCGAATATGGTTACCGGGTGAAAATTCTTAGATTCTATTTTTTCTGATATTTTACTAAGAATCTCAAGTTCCTCATCTGTAAGGCTAGATAAATCTTGAAGCTGCCCTTGTAATTCATCGCTATCTATTTTAGCTTCAACACGGCTTAATTTTGGTAAGGCATATTCTAAAAGCCTGGTATAAATATCTATTCTCTCTTTAGGGTTTAATCCCTCGATATCTTCTAAAACCTTATCCCAATTATCTTCTAAAAGCAATTCTATTCTTTCCCTTAGTTTAGAAGTGTCTTTGTTTGGGGTTCCTGTTTTCCTTCCTCCATATTTACGTCCTGTAGTATTTGCCATCGTTTAAAAATTAATTTAATTCATTTATAAATTTCTGACCTATTTTCACTCTTTCCTCTAATGTGTAAACCTCTCTATTAGCTACAAAAATTAAAAATTCTATCATTGAATCTTTTTCGTAGTGATCGGTGATAAGTCCAACGGTTTTTTTAAATATAGGCTCTAATTTTAATAAATCGTTTCTCTCATCTTCATTTTTGATAGAGTCGATAACATGCAATTTAGTTGCATATTTCAGTATGTTTTTTAAGTTATCCATGTGTAAAATAATTATTAAAAGATTTTACCTCTGCATCTGTAGGCTTTTCACTTTTAGGAGCTGCTTTAGGATCTTTCTCCAATTTTTCAATTCTTTGGTTTAAAACTTCTCTATCTTTTTTGAGCTGCTCTATTGTTTCCATCTTAATTATATTTAGTTGTGATTAATTTATTCTCTATTGCAGAAATAACAAAATCTGTCATTGTCTCCTGTTTTTTGAGCGCTGCCAATTTTATTTTTTGCTTTAATTTGTTTTCAACAATAAATGTGATTCTGGCAGGATCTTCTTTTATTACTTTACTCATATTTATGATTTTAAGTGGCATTATAAAAGTAAGGGATGTTATAATATTACAACACCCCTTTTGCCTTTCTTATGCGTAGTTACCAGTGGTAAGGCTTATCTCGGTAATTTCTTAACCTTATTTTCTATCCCTTTATTTACAGCCGTTCCAATCGCATAAGGTTTTATAGAACAGTTACCGTCTTTATAGATAAAAAACCTCTCATCTATCCAAGATAATCGCACCCCGCTTTCTTTGCTGTGGGAATCATAATAATTTAAATCATTCAGGGTGTTAAGTGCTTGTTTAAAAGCGGTTATTACACCCTTTAAATCATTATACAGCCTTGTTTCATCTTCATTCTTTAAATATACCCGGCCTTTGGTTTCCATTAAGCGATCCTCATCTTCTTTGGATATAATAAATTCACCTTTCAAAAAGCTGATATTTTCAATTGTTAAAGGGCTGCGGGTTTCCAATATACTTATGTGTGGAAAAAACCTTTTAATAGAGGTAACTGCTTTTAATAGTTCACTTACTTTATCCTGGGCTCCATTCATTAAATTCTCTCTAATTAAAGTTGATCCTATCCCGGCTGCTTTTATTTCAGCTTTTATTTTTTCCTCATAACGGTTTTTTATAACGGTTACACCTACAAAAATTAATTCTTTGTATATCTTTTCTGAAAAAGGATCTATTTCCAGGTCTTCATATTTCTGTTTTACCTCCTGTAAATAAGGGCTAAAATCTTTTAAATGTTTTTCCATTAATGGCATTAGCTGCTCATCTTCAAAAATTAACTGTTTACTTTCTTTCATGATAATTGTTTAAGTGGTTATTGATTAAAAATTTAGTATAAATCCTTTTTTGGTATTCTTGAAATTATCGGTAATAAAATAAGGTTGTGATTTCCATCCCTTTATAGTTTCTGAATTCTCATTTAGAAAATTAAAAGCTTTGTTAGGAATTCTTTTTATAGTGTGCCTTTTGTCTATTTCCCCACCTTTTAAATATTCTTTGAATTTATCCCGTGGCAACAAAATAGAAGTTGAATTGCAAAAACAGGAAACATGCCATCCTGTAAATTTGAACTCTTTGGGATAAGTTCCGGCTAAGTGATCGCAAATGTCCCGGGTTGGATGGGACCCGCTTAAATTTACCTCTTGCCCCATAACAAATGGCATCTCTTTACGCCTTTCAAAATCATTGGTTCTGTAAGCTAGATTTACCTCATTCCTGCTTAATCTCAAAGCATTTTGATAACTGGACCTGTAAACCCCTTGCCCTGGATGGTAATTCTTTGCAGGGTTGGATAATATCAACTTTCCATCAGCGTTTAATAATCTTCTAAATTGTCTGTCTGGCTGCTTTAGATATTGTTTTAAATCCCTTGCCATTTCTCCTGCACTTCTACCATTTAAAACACCACTTTCCAGAATAAGATTTAAACTTTCCCTTGTTTGATTTGTAAGTTTCCAGACTCTATCACTCAAATTAAACCCGGTTGCGGCTCTATTTGTAAATGCTGCGGCTGCATTGGGATTCTTAACTAACATCTTTTCAATTTGATTTTCATTTATATCAACTCCCTTCAAATATTCCTTAATGGTTAAATCATTACAATTATCTGATATAGAAAAAGAGTTTTCAATTTGTTTTTTAATCAACCTTTCCATGTCAATATTAAAATTAAGTAAGATCCTATTAAGTTCCTTTTCTTTAAAGTCTACCATTCTACCAGAATAATTCTGAAATAGAAAACCAATTTGTTTTGAGTATTCAGCAAATAATCTATCTAAATGCCATTCCTGAGAATATACAAGACGAAATAACCTGTTTTGACAATCGTTCATTTTAATTTTTATTTAAGGGTTCAATAAGTTAGTACTCCACAAAAAACTTTGTTATTAACTGTATTTATAAGGGTTAATTTTTATAGTTGACAATTGCGTTGATTTTTAGAGAACTTAAGCGGGGTTTTTTACGTCTAAATGAAGATCCAGAAATATTGGTTTCTCTTTTGAATCACTATATTTAATCCAATATTCCTTTAATCCTTCAATCAATGCCTGAGGGGTTTTCTCTTTATCAGCAAATAATTTAAATACCTTTTCGTATAACTGGCATATTTCAGTACTGTTAAGGTTGTTAGTTTCTATAAAATCAATAAAGCTTTCAAAATCAGTAATAACTATTTCTTTACTCATAAGGCTGTTTTTAGTCGTTATCTTCATCAGGGTTAACTCCGCTGCCTAAATTGATTATAACAGGGTTAAATGCTTGTTCATTAGTCTGTATTTCAGTCCTGTTAAGCTTTGGAATGTGATACTCTAATAGTTTCATCATCACATCGCAATAATCTTTCCCTGTAAGGCTTTCCAGTTCTTTTTCAAATTTTGGAAAGTTTCCGTTTATTAAAGAGGAAATCACCTCCCTGGATTCTTTGGTTAAGTTGTTAGGCTTTCCTTTTCTACTAGATATACTCCCGGCCTGTGATGCTGTTTCTGGTGTAAATGCCATAATTATTATTTGATTTATGTTAGTAATGTTACTTTAACAAGCGATTAATCTCTTTTAAACTAATTTAGTTTTGTGGAGTAAGGATTTTGCGTTTTGTTCTATCTGGTATAATATTTCTTTTGCCCTTTTTAATGTTCCAGGGTTCCAAGCCCAAATCCCGAATGCTTTATCTGTTGGATAGGAAACGCAATTATAAACATCGTTTTCTAGGCGTTTAAATACTTCAAAGGTATTAGTGCCCTCTAAAGATGTTTTAGCATAAATATAGCCGTATGGTGTAGCTGTAATTTGATTGAAGTCATAGCCTTTTACTTGCCCTTTTCCGGTGAATTGTGTTTGTAGTTCTTTCATTGGTTTTTTTAGTTGGTTATTAGTTGGTTAATTTTTCTTTTTTGTTATTATGATTTTAAAAAATGATGGCGAAAAAGAACATGTTATACATCATCATTATTATTTATTTTTAAAGGTTCTTTCTAAAGTATATTTCTAAAGTATATTTCTATAGGTCGTGTAAATGTTTGAAGCAATAAAAGAGAAATAAGCATCTAATAAAACAAGTCTTAAAATCCCTTTCTATAGGTCGTGTTATAGTCGTGATATGTTCGTGATTGACTGTTATTCATTTTTCAACTTCTCTAACGCCATTGTTAAGGCTAATTTTTGAGCATCTTTTTGCTGTCTCATCTTAAGAGATTTGCGCTTCTTTTCTACTTGGTATACCAAATCCCCCAATTCAAGTTTAAAGCTTATGTAAAAGCCCCTGGTGTACCTTCCATAGTGTACCAAGTTCCAGGCATCCATTAGATAAAACTTAATCTTGTTTAGTTGGTATTCATTAGAATACTTCTTAAGAGGATCTGATATTTCACAAACATCATCAAGTGCATGTGTATTTCCATTCATCCTGGATAACCAATAAAGATTTGTGATTTTGCAAAAAGGTTTATTTCTTAAAATGCTTCTTAAAGCTAGGTAAGCAAGTAAACAAACATCTTCAAACGGTGTTTTATCATTGGCTCTAAAATCCCAATAGATTTCTTTGCTTATTCCTACCTTAACTTTCTCTTCTCCAAATTCAGAATAAAGCCTTTTACCTTCCTTCAAAGTATATTCTAAAGATCCAAGCGTTACACTATAATAATAAGCTGTTTCAGAAAACCTATGCTCTATAGTTCCGTGCTTTAGATTGTTTATAGCATGGTCGTATAGTGCAAAGTGTAAAATATCATTTAGGCAATCATCCTTTTTGATCATAAAGCCATCTAAAAGTTGAATAGGAAAATTGAAATATCTTTTTTCACTACTCATTAGAAAAGGTTTAACTGGTCAGATTTTGGGAATAATTCAGGATCCCCGGTATATTCGTTTACATAAGGATAGCCAGTAATTGTGCATCTGCGTTTCTTAATGACTGCAATACGGTCCTGGTTTAAAAGTACATCGACGTATCTACATATCGACTCACGCATTACTCCGGTGTAAACATCAGCTTCCTTCATTGTCATTGGCTTTTCTTTAAAAGCCTGATAAACTTTCCTTAATTGTGCCTTAAATTTACTATCTTTAACCTCTTGAAACTTATTAATGCTTTGGGAATTGGGATTTTCCATAGCTTTTATTTTTTTAGTTTAGTTAAACATTCAATCAATTTATTCATCTTGTAAACTTGCATTAGAATAAAATTAAAAACCCGGTGTAGGCCTGATAACCTCCGGGTTTTTTTATGCTCGTTTGTATTTTAAGGATTTAGCATCTGAAAGAGAATTATCTAAATCAGTTTGCTTAATAATGTATTTCCTTCCAACCTTTTGAGCTGGGATTATTCCTTTTTTAATGTAGTTGTGTATGGTAATATCAGCGACGTTAAGATACTTCGCTGCCTCCTGGACCGTTATCGTTCCTTTGGTTTCCTTTTCCTTTTGAAGTGAGGAAAGTTTGTTATTGATTGACTCCTCAATAAAAGAGAATAATTCACCTTTGGAAAGATCCTCAATCTGTAAAATGGTTTTCATAAGTAGTAGCTTTTAATTGTCTACTACAAATCTATATTTATGTAATGCTAAGTAAGTTTACAAGGTTTACAAGTAAACAAAGTAAACTAAGTAAACTCCTTTGGTTTAGGTAAACAATAGAATAATTTATAATAATCATCCGCTTTATAATCCCCATTTATAAAACTTTTTTTTGCGCTGTAATAGGTTTGTTTGCTAATTTCCATATCAAATAAGGAATTTAAGGCTATTATGAGTTTGCCGTCTCTACTTTTTAAGAAGTTGTATCCGTCCAATAAATAACCCAAAGCACAAATAGCCTTCATAACCTCTAGCTTATTTTCTATCACACGCCTCTTGTTTATTATAAAACCATCTCTACTTTTTATTATTATCCCGTCTTTTTCCAATTCTGAAAATATTTTATGGTATTGATCTTTATCCCTAAAAAGATCTTCAAGGGAAATGTTATTATTATTAGGTTTTGATTTAATGGGATTCTGAATATACTCTAAAAATTTTTTAGCTAAAAAAGTGATAGGAGCGTTTATTTTAGTTTCACCAACTTGGTTTGTATGGAACTCTATAAGGCCTTTTACTTTTTTAGATAATATTTCCTTCTTAAAATGAAGGTGCTCTTCTGGATTATCCTTTAGCTCGCTTACTTCAAATTCCCGGTTATAAATCTCCTGAAAATCCTCCTCATTTTCCCCTAACCTTTTTTGTTTAGTAAGAATGTACGGCTCTATTTTTGCCACTTCAAAAACTTCTCCATTTTCATTGGTGAAATAGGTTCTTTTTCCTTCCTGGTGTTCTTCAAGTTTCAAGCTGTTAGGAAAAGTTTCTAATAGCCCTTCCCCTTTTTTATTATAATAAAGATTTCCTACCGTTCTATCTGGTGCTGAAACTTCTAAAAATTCCCGTAAAGCATGTTCCTTTTCAAAACCTTCTATTTGTTCTTTTGTGAAATTCATTAGTTAGTTTTTTTAACGGTTAGATAATCAAATTTAAAAGTGCTTTCTATTGCCTCTTTTTTTGCTTCATCATCTACTTGGTAATATTGATTTAATGTTTTCAAATCTTTATGCCCGGTTATTTTTGAAATAAGTTTATCGCTTTTACCGTCTCTTTTTAACATGGTGATGAATGTGCGCCTCGCAGTATGGGTGCTTATACGGTCTTTAAAAATGAATTTTTCCCTTATTACTTCCTTGCCCCTGGTTGTGATCTTTTCAACCATTTGATTATACCCGGCTTTCTCAAAAACCTCTTTAATATAAACGTTGTGTTTTTGGTTTGCTATCAAAGGTAGGTTATAATCATATTTTCTTAGTAGATACATTGCAAAATCATTTAAAGGAATGGTTCTGGCATCCTTTTCTGACCCCTTCTCTTCTTTTAGGTGCAAATATCCATCTATAATATTTTCTTTTGATATAAGCTTTAATTCTCCAAATCTTAACCCGGTAACGCAAGAGAACACAAATACATCCCTGACCTTTTCAAGTTTTTTGGTTTTAAATTCGTGCTTCATTATCTTCTCTAAATCCTCTTTTTTTAAAGCAATTTGAGCGGTAACTACTTTCTCTTTTTTCCTGAATTTTTTAAACTCCTCATTATAGGTAAATCCATTATCTAAAGCCCAAAACATAAAGGTTTTAAATAATCCTAAATTTCGGGAATAGGTGTTATTAATATGCCCTTTTTCTCCCATACAATAATCTGTAAACTCTGAATGAAATTTACTATTTATAGCATTGAAGGAAAGATTAAAATTTCTGTCTTTTTCAAAATCTGTAAGTATGTTTTGAATATTATTATACCTTTTTTGCGTTGATTTACTCCATTCCTGGTTTTTAATCTTTCGCTCTTCAAATAAATCGTAAGCATCAAAAAATATATTTTTCCCGGTTGGCGCTTTCTTAAACTCTTCATCAAATGCCCTCTTTAGAAGTTGCGAGGCAAAATCTTGTTGCATTGAGAGACATCTGGACCGGGTTTCAGCAAAGCAAGCTTCATACCTGTCTAATTGCCGCTTAATAGATCCACAATCCGAAGCTTTTTTACTCCCTCTCATTATAGGCATCCGGTTTTCAAAATCCCATTGCTCTGGATGGATTGACTCTCCAGTAGAATAAACAAATTTCCATCCCTCTTCTTTAAAATAGCAAGAAAATAGAATTAAGGTTTTTTTATCCCATTTAGGTTTGCGGAGAAAAAAGGTAGTAGTCATATTGGTTTATTTAATGCGTTGACAATAGAGTTGACAATATCGTTGACAACAAATGTAAACATTAACCAATAAATACACATCGTTTAATGCAACTATTTTCACTAAAAACGCTGTTTTACAGGGGGTTTACATTTATTATAGTATATTAACTTTCCATTGAACCAATACCCTCCGACTCCACTGAATGGGTATCAACCCGAACTAAAAACCCCGAAATCCTAGGATTTACGGGGTTTTTCATTTTTAATGATGTTGATTAATACCATCCAATATCATATAAAAGGGGACCTATTCGGGACCCTTTTTTAAATCTTCAAAATGGGTCCCGCCTAAGCATTTATTTCGTTGTTTTACAGCACTTTACAAAGGTTAAACTTTTTTTTATCAGATACTTTTTATGTACTTTAACGGGACCCATTCGGGACCTAATTTAGACATAGCATGGATACAACAATTTATTTACGGTTTCACATCAAGAAAAGCAAGACCAATAAAAAGGGATTAACCCCAGTAATGATGAGGGTTACACTGGAAGGAAAGCGTTCAGAAATCAACATCGGACGGGCTGTTGAACCTGACAAATGGAACGCTAAAAGCGAGAAAATGATGGGTAGAAGCATTGAAGCTAATGACCTGAATGATTATATCGAGCTAATGCGCAAGAAAGCAAAAGATGTTCAGAAAAGCTTTGTTGAAAATTCAGAGATGCTCACTCTAGGAAAATTTGTCAGAAGATTTAAAGGAGAAGAAAAGGACAAATCCAAAATGCTCCTCGAAGTTTTTAAGGAACACAATAGACAAACTGATACGTTGGCAGGTAAAGACATTTCGGTAAGCACGGCACAAAGGTATTGGACCTGTTATGGGCATGTCGAGCAATTTATAAAAGAAGTCTATAAAGAAGATGATCTTAGATTAAAGGATATAGACCATCAATTCATTACCAGGTTTGAATTTTTCCTAAAAACCGTGAGGGAATGTAATCACAATTCCGCCCTAAAGTATATCAATAATTTTAAAAAGATCATCAGGATTGCTATTGCCAATCAATGGATAGACAGGAATCCTTTTTACAATTACAAAGTACAATTTGAAACGGTAGAACGGGATTTCCTAACAGAAGATGAAGTACAAACGCTCACCGAAAAAAACCTGCATCTTGACAGGTTGGACCTGGTAAGGGATATGTTTATTTTCTGTTGCTATACCGGGCTGGCCTATGCTGATGTTGAAAAATTGACCATGACAGATATTACAAAAGGCATTGATGGTGATAAATGGATCCGTATCAAAAGAACAAAAACCAACACCCCAAGTAGCATCCCCCTCCTACCCGTTGCCGAAGCCATTATTGAAAAATATGAAGACCATCCTAAAGTAAAAACAGGAAAATGCCTGATCCCGGTATTTAGCAATCAAAAATCAAATGCCTTTTTAAAAGAGATCGCACTGATGTGCGGTATTACCAAAAGCCTTACTACCCACCTGGCACGCCATACCTTTGCCACCACGATTACTTTGACCAATGGAGTACCCATAGAATCTGTCTCTAAAATGCTGGGGCATAAATCTCTGCGAACAACTCAGCATTACGCAAAAATTGTTGACCGAAAAGTGAGTGATGACATGAAGATTTTGAAAATAAAATTGGATGCCAAGAGTAAAAAGAACGAGAACGATCCCGGAAAAGTGATCAACAAAGAAGTTATAAAGAAAAAGAAAGGTGCTTAG